TTGGTGGAGATCAGCGTCAGGTTGCTGGGGTTGTGCGTGGGATTATGGACGGTAAGACAAATAATACTGGCAAGGTAACTTTAGCTACTGGTAACGCAACGACTACGACTATATACGATAGCCGTATAGGTAATGAGAGTTTGATATTCTTAGTTCCTGTATCTGCTGCTGCTTATGATGATTCAGCTCCTTATGGTGCGTTTCAAAGCCTTGTGGATCAATCTATAACGGCTAATACAGCTACGGCTATGACGCTAGATACGACTGATTATTCTAACGGGGTGTATCTATCAAATAGTTCTAGGATGAACGTCAGAAATGAAGGCATTTATAACCTACAGTGGTCAGGTCAATTTAATAATACGGATACGCAAGAGCATGACGTAAGTATTTGGCTAAGGAAAAACGGCACAGATATTACTGGTTCTGCTGGTTTAGTTGGAATTCCTAGCTCACATGGTGGAGTTGATGGTCATACTATCGCAGGATGGAATTACTTTTTAGATTTAGCTGCAAATGACTATATTGAGATTTATTGGTCATCTCCGAGTACGGCAATAAGTTTACAGTTTTATGCGGCAGGTACAAGTCCGACTAGACCAAGCACAGCATCACTAATTACGACAATGAATTATGTAGCTCCAGCAGCATCATCTAATGTTTATGTTTCCTCACAACAGCAAGGAAGTGCTATCCTTACGCATTGGGCAAACTCTACATCGGATAAAACTTATGGATACATTGTGGTGGGCTAATGGAATTTAGGCATATACCAGTACCAGATATTAGAAAGTGGTGGGCTTCTATTAAAGCTCCACTGGATCAGATCAAAGGGTATAGTCCAGAGGATTGGATAGTAGAAGATGTCTATGCAGATTTAATATCTAATAGGTCGCTTCTATGGGTAGTTTTGAAGGAACAGAGGTTTGGTGGTTTCTTCATATTGCAGCCATCTGGACTACATCTGCACGTTTGGGCGGCTTGGACGTTAGAAAATGATTATCAAATGGTTGAAGATGGGCTAAAATACATAAAAGGCTTGGCAAGTCAAGCTAATGCAAAATATGTAACTTTTTCTAGCCATCGACAAGGTTGGCAACGTAGGGCTAAGAAGCTCGGCTTTAAGCCTAAACAATGGATTTGCGAGGTGTAATATGGGTGGAGGCGGAGGCGGAAGCACTACGACTAGCGGGATAGATGAGAGCATTAAGCCGTATGTAACTTATGGTTTAGAAGAAGCTAAACGTCAATATCAAGCTCCTGGTGCGCAATTTTTTCCTGGTCAAACTTATGTTTCTCCTAGCGAGGCTACTCAGACAGCATTACAGGCAGCTCAAACCAGAGCTATGTCAGGCTCTCCGATTCAGCAAGCAGCACAGCAAGAATATCTCTCAACGGTTCAAGGGCGAGGCGTTAATCCATTCTTAGAGGGTGCGTTAGCAGGGACTAATCGTCAGGCTACAGAGGCTTATACTCGTGGCGTACAAGGTCTGCAATCTCAAGCATCGTCAATGGGTCGTTACGGCTCTAATGCTATGGGTCAACAGGTAGGTCAAGCTCAAGATATATTTGGTCGCAATCTAGCGGAAAGTGCTGGGCAACTAGCGTATCAATCTGCTGAGGCAGAGCGTAATCGTCAGATGCAAGCTGTTGCTAATGCTCCTGCATATGCTCAGGCTGATTACCAAGATATTCAAAAGTTACTCACAGCAGGTCAAGGCGTAGAGTCATATCAACAGAAAGCATTGCAAGACTCTATCAATCGTTACAATTTTGAGCAGACTGCGCCAGAACGTAAACTACAGCAATTCACTAATCTATTTACTAGCGTACCTTCTGGTGGTACTAGTACGACTACTCAGTCAGGTGGCAAGTAATATGTATGGAGAAACTTAAAAAAGACGCTTTGCTAATGATTTATGAGTCAATAAAGCATAGAGTTAATTTTGAGTTTAGTGTGTATGAGGATGCTGTAAAAGATTGGAATGTATTGCCGTTAATAGAGAATAATGTAGTTATAGGTGGTGTATTAATAAAAGATAATGAGATACACGTTGGATATGGGATTAGGCCTAAAAGCACAATACTCCCATATATAAAAAGCATATTAAACAAAACGATTGATGAGTACGGATACGTTACAACGTTAGTAATGGAAGAAAATGAAGCTGGATTAAGGTTTTGTAAAAGACTTGGATTCACTAAGATTAGCAAAGAAAACGATACAATTAAGCTAAGATGCGACAGGAGTAACTACAAATGAGAATCCCTAATAAATATAACGGTTATAGCGCAGATAATAGACGTTTATATTATGATCCAGTTACTTTAGCTGCTATGTCTGCTGCTGCTAGTGCTGCGGCTCCTGCTGCCGCTACTGCCGCTACTACTGCCGCTGCTGCTGCTCCAATTGCTGCTGCTGCGGTTCCTCTTGCTGCTACTGCCGCTGTTCCTGCTGCCGCTAGTGCTGCTATTCCTGGTCTTATTTCTAGTGCTGCTCCTGCGTTAGCTGGTCAAGCTGCTACTGCTGCGGCTCCTGCTGCTATACCTGGATTAATTGGCAGTGCTGCACCTGTATTTTCTGCCGCTGCAAATCCACTAACTAATGCGATGGCTACTGGAGCAAACGGCTTCCCAATAAACGCTTCAATTGGTCAATCTGTTGGTCAAGCTGCTCAACCATCTTTCTTTGACTCCTTTAAAGGTTTTGCTAAAGAAAATCCAATGCTAACGCAAATGGGTTTCTCTACAGCTAAGGATGTTCTTACTCCAGATCAGATTAATCCTGCTCCTATTGTTCCAGTTCAGTCTAGAGGAAAATTAGCAGCTTACGATCCAATGTCGTTTATGAATCCTTACCAGCAAACTGTTATTAGCGGTCAACCGATTTCACTATTAGGGTGATATATGGCATTAGAAGATTTAACACCTTTCGGAACTTTACCTAGTGCATATCGAGGCTTACTAGGAGAGGAAGAAACTGCTGCGCTGCAAAAAAGAGCGCAAGTACAAGGTCTATTAGGTGCAGGATTGGCATTAGCTAAAGGCATGAGTTCTTATGGCGCACCACGTTCAGCATTGCAAAACATTATTGGTTCAGTAGCAGGTGGTTTTGAAGGTGCTGGTGGTGCTTACGAAAGTGGTTTAAAGCAAGCCATGACTGCACAAGACATTCGTCAAAAGCAGATTCAAATGCAGCAAGCTGATCTATTACGCAAACAAGTAGAAAATGTAATTCAGACTCCTGAAGTAGCAAATAATCCATCATTAGTGGCGTTACTACGTGCTGATCCTAAAGAAGGATTGAAGTGGATTAACGAGAATATGGCTATATCTCGTGCTTATGCTCCACAGCAACCACAAGCTCCTAGATTAGATGCAGCAGGTAATGTATTAGAAACTCAACCAGTAACTGCTCCATTAGATAAGCGTGGTCAACTATTCCAGACTTTAGATAGATTAAGTGGAGTGGCTGGTGAAGGCGCAAGAAAAGAAAAAGAGATCATCTTAAAACAAATTGATGAGCTTAATAAACAAGAAGAAATTGTAAGAAAACAACAAGACTTTACTAACGAAGCTCGTAGGGTTGCAGGTTACCTGTTCCCTAACAAAGACTTTAGTCAGCCATTAACTGCAAATGAGTCAAAAGCATTAAACGATGAATTACAAAGACTAGAACTAGCAAAGCGTAAGGCAGGTGCTACTAACGTTAATGTTGGCGATAAGTCGTTTAGCACTGAGTTTGGTAAAGGTGTAGCTGGTTCAGTTGAGACTACATTTAATAACGCTCAGGCTGCTCAAAGCACAATATCTACAATTCAAGGTATTCGTCCTTTGATTAAAGCTGGTGTATATGCAGGGCCTTTAAGCTCAGATGTGCGAGCGATAAATCAATTATCTTCATCTTTAGGTATTGCATCAGGTACAACAGACGAAAAATTAGCTAGAACTGCTGAAGCAATGCAAGGTTTAGCTCAGTTAGAAATGAATGCTGCTGCTGCAATGAAAGGTCAAGGTCAGATTACTGAGAATGAGCGTGCTTTGATCGCTCGTGCTGCTGCTGGTAACTTAAAAGACTTTACGCAAAAAGAAGTGTTAACTTTGCTTGATGCAATGGAAAAAACATCAAAGAGCAAGATTAAGACTCACGAAAAGAATTTAGGATTATTGAGAAAGCGTCCTGATACTGCTCAATTAGCTGACTTTTATGCTCTTGGTGACAATCAGCAACAAGCTCCTGCTGCTGCTGTTCCTGCCCCTGCTACTGGCGTTAGAAAATACAATCGTGCTACAGGGAGAATTGAATAATGCCTAAAATTATTGAGGTTCCTGGTCATGGCAATATTGAGTTTCCTGACTCAATGAGCGATGCTCAAATATCTCAGGCTATTCAAACCAATATATTAAAGCAACCACCTGCTAGATTAAGTGCGGGCGATGTAGCTACACAAGCAGTTACAAACTTACCATCATCTTTCACTAACTTAGCTAAGGGTGTATATCAGGCTGTTACTAACCCATTAGAGACAGGTAAAGCAGTATTAGACGTTGCTGCTGGTGGATTACAAAATATCCTTCCAGAAAGCCTAGTTCAGGCTATTGGTGAGGATAAAGCATCTCGTGACGTAGCTAATAAAGTAGGTCAGATGTATGTTGAACGATACGGTGGAATAGAGAATGCTAAACGTACTATTGCTAACGATCCTGCTGGGTTCATGGCTGACGTATCTACTGCTCTTACTGGCGTTGGTGGTGTTGTGCCAAAAGCAGGAAAACTAGCTGCTGCTGTTGATCCTTTATCGTTAGCCGTAAAAGGCACTGGTGCGGTCGTATCAGGCGGTGCTAAGTTAGCTACAGAAGGCTTAGGTGTATCTACTGGAGCTGGTTCTGCTGCTATTAAAGAGGCTTATAGATCAGGTCGTGCAGGTGGTCAGGCTGCTCAAGAGTTTAAACAGAATATTCGTGGTGAAGTTCCTGTTAGTGATGTACTAGATGCAGCTAAACAGAATCTAGCGGATATGAACGCAGCTAAACAGTCTGAGTATCGTTCTGGCATGGTTAACATTAAGAATGACAAGACTGTATTGGACTTTGCAGGAATTGATAAGGCTTTAACTAACGCTCAGAATCGTACAGTTTACAAAGGCAAAGTAATTAACGAAAAAGCTGCTAATGACGTGGCTGAAGTTAGACGTATTGTCGATGATTGGAAGCGTGAGAATCCTGCTGAATACCATACTCCTGAAGGTATGGATGCGCTAAAAAGACGTGTTGGTGACGTATTAGATGATATACCACTTGAGCAAAAAAATGCTCATGCTGCAGTTAAAAACGTATATAACTCTATTAAGTCTGAGATTACAAGACAGGCTCCTACTTACTCAAGAGTAATGAAAGATTATTCTGATTCAACGGATCAAATTCGTGAGATTGAGCGTGCTTTATCGTTAGGCAACAAGGCTTCTGCTGATACAGGTATCCGTAAATTGCAGTCTTTGATGCGTAATAACGCAAATACTAACTATGGTCAACGTAAGCAGTTAGCTGAACAGTTAGTACAAGGTGGTGGTAGAGATATTATGCCAGCACTATCAGGTCAGGCTTTGAGCGAGATGACTCCTAGAGGATTACAAAGAGCTACGGCTATTCCTACAAGTTTAGGGGCGTATTCTTTGGGTGGATTCCCTACTGCTTTAGCTTCATTGGCTGCATCGTCTCCTAGATTAGTAGGTGAGGCTGCTTACGGTGCTGGTGTAGCAGGTCGTGGCATAGACATGATTCCACCTAGCTTACTTGATCCAAGACTGTATAACATACTGTATCAATCTGGCAACGTAACAAACAAGCAGGATTAAAACATGGCAAAGACAAAGATCAGCGAATTTAGCGCAACAGCAAGCTCAAATACTGATATTGACGGTATTAACTTAGCTGAAGGCATGGCTCCTAGCCTTGTCAATAACGCTATTCGTGAATTAATGGCGCAATTAAAGGATCAGCAAGCAGGTACTAGTGGCGATCCATTTACGGTTACTGGTACTTTAACGGCATCAGGTGCAACGGTCATAGGAAGCACTACAACGTCCTCTGTGACGATTAATGCAGCTAGTGTAAGTGTACCTACTGCTTTCACTATAAACAGCACTGGTGCGCTTAAACTGCCTTCTGGTACTACTGCTCAAAGACCATCTGCTGCTGTAGGTCAGCTAAGATATAATTCAACTTTAGCAATACTAGAGACTTATGACGGTAGTAACTGGACTCCTGTAGGTGGTGCTAACGGTGCTGCTGGTGCGATATTTGAGAACACAAAGACAATATCAGCTAACTACACGATTACTACGAATAAGAACGGAATGAGTGCTGGCCCTATAACGGTAGCATCTGGTGTAACAGTAACAGTACCTAGCGGTAGTCGCTGGGTCGTTGTTTAGATAAGGAATAAGATATGCCGAATGTCATAACTGCGGGCAACTCCTCGAATGGGGGTACAGCAATCACTACTGATACTAGTGGAACATTAAATATTGTTACTGGATCAGGTTCAGGTTCTAACGCAATTACTATTGATGCTAGTCAGAATGTAGCAATGCCAGGAACTTTGGCAGTAACAGGAGCGCAAACTATTGGTGGTAATTTAACTGTTACAGGAACAATTACTGGAGCTGGTGGAGTATCTGGTGGTTTAGGAACTGGTCAAACTTGGCAATCTGTAACTAGAACATCTGGAACAACTTACACAAACTCAACTGGTAAACCAATTGTTGTATTTGTACTTTTTACAACAGGTAACGGTGGCTCTGGTAAAGTTTCTGTAAGTGGCGTTGAACTTGGAACTATTACTGGATATACAAGCGGATCTGCTCAATCTTATTGCGTTATTGTGCCTCCTAGTGCTACTTATATAATAACTGACACAGTTGCACCAGCTTCACATACAGTAACTGAATTACGTTAAGGATTAAAAATGCCACATTTTAAAAACACAAATAACGATTTATTTTGGCTTGATGAAGGCGATGATCCTGCTGTTTGGTTGCCTAACTGCACACAAATTTCTGACACAGAAGCTAATTCTATTCGTGCCGTCAAAGAACAAGCTGCTATAAATGCTATGACTTATAGTCAAAAACGTGCAGCAGAATACCCAGATTACCGTGATTATATTGATGGCGTAGTTAAAGGCGATCAAGCGCAAGTGCAAGCGTATATAGATGCTTGCTTGTCAGTTAAAGCAAAGTATCCAAAGGAGTAACAAATGCCATACGGAACAATAAACGCAGATTTAATGACTACCAGTGATGGCGTAAGTTCTGCTGGTTTGTACGGTAATGACTAATTTTGCTCCAACTGCTCTGCTTGTCATGAAGCATAAAGTGACAGGTATGCAGTATTTCTGCAAGACAACTCAACTTGATATTCTTACTTCATATCAAGGTAGCGGTCTTTATTGGAAACGACATATTAAGAAGCATGGTTGGAATGTAGATGTTGGCGTATTAGGTTTATATTTTGATAAAGATCGTTGCGTTAATGCAGCCAAAGAATTTAGCGAAAAGTATAAAATAGGCGCAAATAAAGAATGGGCTAATTTAATAGCTGAAAATGGATTAGATGGCGCACCAGCAGGGAAAGATCATCCTATGTATGGCAAGCCTCATCCACAAAAAGGATGGAAAAGACCGCACGTTGGTATGAAAGGCGCTAATAATCCGATGTTTGGTAAAGTTGGTGCAATGAAAGGTGTTGCTAAACCAAAAGGAAAAGATAGCCCTTTATACGGCAGAAAACGTCCTGAAGGCGGTGGCAAAAAGCCAAATCCTGTTATTGGAATGAAAGATGGTAAAGAATTTCATTTCGAATCTGTAGCTGATGCTGCAAGATTTATTAACAGAAGTAGGTCATCTATTCACAAATGCTGCTCTGGTAAAGCAAAAACTGGTGGCGGTTACAATTGGAAATATAAGGAATAATTATGCCGTATGGACAAATTTTAACTGACTCAATTACAGATTCTAGCGGTGGTGTACTTGCTCCTAGTTCTTCAGTATTCCGTAACCGTATTATTAACGGTGCGATGCAGATAGATCAGCGTAATGCTGGGGCTAGTGTTACTCCTACATCTAATTCATACACATTAGATCGTTGGGCGCAATACCAAACTCAAGCATCAAAAGTAAGTGTTCAACAAAATGCTGCATCTGTTACGCCTCCTGCAGGGTTTGCAAAATATTTAGGGATTACATCTCTTTCTGCTTATTCTGTTGGGACTGGAGATATTTTTACAATTTCACAAACAATTGAAGGTTTAAATGTTGCAGACTTAGCATGGGGAACTGCATCTGCTGCAACTGTAACTTTATCTTTTTGGGTGCGCAGTTCTTTAACTGGTACTTTTGGAGGAGCATTTCAAAATAGCTCACAAAATAGAAGTTACCCATTTACATATACTATAAATTCATCAAATACTTGGGAACAAAAATCAGTAACTATTGCTGGCGATACATCTGGAACATGGCTTACTACTAACGGTGTTGGTATTTATGTTAATTTTGGTCTTGGTGGAGGTTCTACATATAGCGGTACAGCAGGATCATGGGCTGGCTCTAACTATTTCACAGCCACAGGCGCAACATCAGTAGTAGGAACATCAGGTGCTACGTTCTACATCACTGGCGTACAGCTAGAGAAGGGCAGTACAGCTACTAGCTTTGACTATCGTCCTTATGGTACTGAGTTGGCTTTGTGTCAAAGATATTATTATAAAAATACTGCTGGTTCTGCATTTATGTCTTTTGGATCAGGAGTTTTTTCTAGTACAACATCATTGTCAACAAATATAAATTTACCTGTAACAATGAGAGCTACTCCAACTTTAACTTATAGTGGAACTATTGCTGCTTATGATGCCTCTTTTTATAACATAAGTTCTGTAGGAACTTCTTATGTCGGTACAAATACTTATCTTTGGCAGCCAGTAATATCAGGAGCTACAACAGGTAGAGGTGGTTTAATAGCTGCAAATAATGATGCAACTGCTTTTTTAGCATTTTCTTCGGAGCTATAAATGTATAAATTAACTAACCCTATATTTGGGAATGAGATTACAAGCGTAGCAAAACAAGATGAAAATATGCTTATTCCTTTTGATCCAGATAACACAGACTACCAAGCCTATTTAAAATGGCTTGAAGAAGGCAATACTCCACTACCTGCGGATGAATAATGGCTATTACTATTGATGGTACATCTGGCGTAACTTTCCCTGCTGGTGGCGTAGGTAATCCGGCTGGTGCGGTCGTTGGCACTACGGATACTCAGTCGTTATCTAACAAGACGATAGCAGCGGGTACTTTAGTTGGAGCAGGTACATCTACATTAGTTCCTTTAGACTTTGCGTCAGGAACTCTTGTAACTACTCCTATAGCTGGTGGTTTTGAGTATGATGGTAAGTTACCTTACTTTACTCCACAAGGAACTCAGCGTGGGTTAATGCCAGCAGCTCAGTATTACAGACAAAACACAGCACTTGCTGGCTCTAATATTAATACAGTTCAGTCTGTTTTTGGAGTTAGTGCAACTTTAAGCGCAAATACTATATATGCGTTTGAAGGTTTTTATATGCTTACTAAAGGTGCTGGTGCTACAGCTCACACTGTTAGCTATGGTTTTGGTGGTACTGCTACGGTTAATAATGCTGCATTTGGTGGTGTTTCATTTGCCAGCGTATCATCATCAGCTCCGTTAAATACAAACGTATTTTCAGGATTTACACAGTCTTTAGCAAGCACTGCCTATACGACATCGTTAGCTAACGTTAATGTATTTACTACAGTTAGATTTTGGGGAACTGTATCTGTTAACGCTGGAGGAACGTTTATTCCTCAATACACACTATCAGCAGCTCCTGGTGGAGCTTATTCGTTACAAGCAGGATCATACATAAATATTTATCCAGTAGGCACTGCTGGAGCTAACACTAGTGTAGGGAGCTGGGCTTAATCATGTCAGACATTAACTTATCCGATGACCAAATAGAAAAGATAGCTGAACGTGCTGCTGAGGTAGCATTTAAAAAGATTTACGAGGAAGTCGGTAAGTCTGTCGTTAAGAAGATATTCTGGATAGTTGGTGCAGGTGCTTTATTCCTATTAATGTGGCTAGGCTCTAACGGACAATTACCAAAATGATTGAAGTTGCGGTAGCCTTTGCTGCTGCTGAGGCTGCTGTAGCTGGCGTTAAGAAAGCAATAGAACTAGGGAAAGATATACAAGAGTGTTATCACGATATCTCTACGTTCTTTGAAAAACAAGCAGAAATTAAGTCTGTTGCTGTTATAGATACGGTAGCTAAAAAGAATCCTAATATAACGCTATCGCAAGCTACTAAACAGGCACTAGACGCTACATTTGCATCACGTAAGCTATACAGGCTAGAAGTTGAGTTACGTGAAATGCTCATCTACAATAATTCAGAAGAAACTGGCCTTTACCAAGAGATGTGCGCTCGTAGGGACGCTATCGTAGCTGCTGCTAAGGAAGAAGCAGAGGAAGAAGCTAGATTAGAGCGAATGAGGTTACGTGAGATCGCTAGAAGGCGAGCAGAGCGTATTCAGTTAATTCAAAACATTGTCGCTGCTGTAGTCGGTACTGCGTGTGCTACGGCTATTTTGTATTTTATTTGGAGTATGTTTCACTGGAGGGAATGATGATAGGACTAGACGCAATTTTAAACATCGGTGGTAAGTTAATTGATAAGTTAATTCCTGATCCCGAAGCTAAGGCTAAGGCTCAGTTAGAACTAACTAAATTAGCTCAAGATGGTGAGTTAGCTAAAATGGCTAATGACTCCAAAATGTACGAGGTTGAGCAAACTAATCTGACTCAGCGTATGCAGGCTGACATGGCTAGTGATTCTTGGCTATCTAAGAACATTCGTCCAATGACGTTAATTTACATTTTAGTATCGTACTTGGTACTGGCGATATTAGACGCTGCTGCTTTAGATATAGCTGATGCTTTTGTTGAGCTGCTAGGTCAATGGGGTATGCTCGTGATGAGCTTTTATTTTGGTGGTCGCACACTTGAGAAAATCATGGATATGAAGAAATGAAATTATCAGAAAACTTTAGCCTACAGGAACTAACCAAGAGCGAGACTGCTTTACGTTTTGGCATGAAGAACGAGCCTAGTGAGGCAGACATACAGAATCTAAAGATGTTGTGCGAGAAGGTGCTACAGCCTGTTCGTGATCACTTTAAGATGGGCGTTAAGGTGAATTCTGGTTATCGTCATCCAGAGGTTAACGCTAAGGTTGGTGGATCAAAGACATCAGATCATTGCAAAGGTCAGGCTGCTGATATAGAGATACCTAGTATTGCTAATGCTGACTTGGCTAACTGGATTTCGGATAACCTAAGTTACACGCAGTTAATATTAGAGTTCTATACTCCTGGTATTCCTGATAGCGGCTGGGTTCATGTATCCTACGATCCAAAGAACTTAAAGAAGCAGAATTTAACTGCTACATCTAAAAATGGTAAGACTGTTTATCAAGATGGGTTAATCGCATAGGGGATAAATATGAAATGGATTGCTTTATTTTTAATTGCTAGTGTTGCAACGGCAGCAACTTTAGATGATAATGGCAATCTATTGTTATCGAAAGAAGAAGTAAATAATACTCGTGCGTTATATAACGAACTCAATAGAATAATTCAGTACCAACAATATCGGATAGAGCAACTAGAGAAGGTTGTTGAAGATGTCGAAAAAAGGAAATGCCTCTAAGATTCCTGACGATTGTATGCCTGCTTGCCGAACGTGCGTTTTCTTTATAGCAGATAAAGAAGGCGACTTAGGCGAATGTCACCGACTCCCCCCTACTTTACTGCCTGAAGCTGATGGCGGTGTTTCTTTTTCCTTTGCACTAACCGCATCTGATGAGTGGTGTGGTGAATATATACGGAGAGTAAACTAATGGTTGCTAAAGTATGTTCAGACGAAGAATTTATATCGTTATGGAATCAAACACCATCCACTGCTGAAGTAGCTAGAATATTAAATTGCCACATAAGAACAGCAAACGCAAAACGAAGAAGTATTGAAAATAGACTAGGCATCATTTTAAGATCGCCAGACGTTAGAAGCCCCGACTTTAATTTAACGATGCCCGCAAATGGCGTTAGGGCTTTGCTTGATATGCCTGATGGCTGCATCATAGTAGGCAGTGATTGTCATTACTGGCCTGACGATATAGCCACAGCTCATAGAGCGTTTGTCCACGTAGTAAAAGAACTCAAGCCTAATGTGGTCGTGATGGCAGGAGACGTATTCGATGGGGCTAGTATTTCACGCCATCCGTCTAATGGCTATGAAGTACGTCCAAACGTAAAGCAAGAGTTAGATGCTTGCCAAGACAGATTAGCAGAGATAGAAGCTGTTGCCGGAAATGCAAAACTTCTCTGGACGTGGGGAAATCATGATATTCGTTTCTCGGCAAGAATCTCTAATCAAGTTGGCGATACTTATAAAGACGTGATGGGGTTTAATTTGCCAGATCACTTCCCACGTTGGAAATTCTCTATGTCGATTATGGTAAACAATAATACCCAGATCAAGCACAGAAATTACAATGGAATACACGCAGCATATAACGCAACACTTAAGTCAGGTATGTCAACTGTCAACGGGCATCTTCATTCCCTCAAGGTAAGCCCCTGGACAGACCTGACAGGCACTCGGTTTGGGGTCGATTGCGGCTCGTTAGCAAACGTTTGGGGTCAACAGTTTGCGTACACAGAGGATTCGACTCGCAACCATCGCTCAGGTTTTGCAGTCCTTACTTATCACAATGGTAAGCTAATGCCACCTGAACTTTGCGAAGTTATTGATGAAGAAGCTGGGTTAGCTTTTTTTCGTGGAAAGATTTTAAAGGTTTAACTACTTACCACAAGCTCTCTTTCTGGCTGACTCAAGATCGGACTGAAACCACCACTTAATGCACAGGTTATCTACTTGCCTTGTGTTTAACGAGTGTATTCCATCCTGATATCCACGTTCGTATTCACGTTCTAATTTATCTTGGATCGCTAACGTAATGCCTAGCAGCATCAAGCTAACTCCTAGCAAAAATAGTATCCTCATAGCAAAGCCTTTATGTCCTTAATCGACATCTTAAACGTCTCGTGGATAGCGATAATCATGTCTGCTGAAACCTTGTACTTGCCAGTTCTAATCTTTGACAGAGTTGGCGTACTGAAGCCTATTTTTAACGCTAACTGACGGTCATTCTTAATGTCGTAAGTCTTTTGTAAGTAATCAAGCAATTTCATATTTTTCCTTTGTAAGTGCAGGGTCACTACCGAGAGTGATGTCTGAAGGAGACGGATAGCCCCTGCTGCTAGTGTTATATGCCACCTCTAGCTGGGCTGTTCATCAAAATGGCGCAGAATCTAAGTCATCGTCATAAAACTTTTCTTTTTGCGGCTTAGGTTGCTCATCCTTCAACTTAAACGAGCAGCTCATAAACTTACCTGACTTACCTTCCTTTAACCATGCACTAACCCAGATCGGATTACCGTCTGCGTCTTTGCCATCGCCACGATAGTCAGGATGTTTGTCGGATTCTTTCTTGTCATTTTTGAACAGGGAAAATGTACCTGGTTTCGCTTCATATGCCATTTATTTATCCTTTAGCTTCTTGACTCATTGTCTTTAATGTACTGCGACACTTACTGCTTAATTGCGCCCAAACTGCTGTTGATGCTGTTACGTCAAAAGTAGTCTGATCTCGCAAATCCCATGCTTCAAACGCAGCCCATTCATTACCTGCATCAAACTGCGCCTGAATATGATTCGATAACTTGTCCACTAAGGCGGCTAAACGAGCGTCTAAGGCATCTTTAGCACCATCTGTAGCTGATATAGTCTTTTTCTCTTTAGTAGGCTCTGAAGCGTCTACAGCGTCATGCTCAGATATTGCCAAAGCCATAACCAAAAGGTAACGAGTAATGTACGTTATTGATGCGCCTAGATTCTGAACTGGCATACAGCCTTTTAGGATCGCTTGCTCCATTGGGCAGGTAAACTTAATTGAGTTTCCATTGCTTACGTCAACGATAAACATAGTAGCCATGTCACGATCAAACTGTAGTGAGTAGGCGAGTCCGTAAATGTCAAATAAAGTATTAACTGCTGGCAGGAAGTCACCTAGTTCAAAGTAGCGATATCCTGCGAATTTATTGTGTCCTGACTTCTTTAGCTCCATGTTTTGCAGCTCTACACGACACTTTTGTAACTTTGCGTACACTTCAAAATTTTCCATCATTTATCTCCTGAATTTACTTAACTTGATTGAATTTATCATTGATACATTGAACTTTCTGTACATCCTGATCCTGTTTAGCCTTTGCTTGCTCCTCTCTAATACGTTTAAAAGTCTTTTTAATGTCCGTCTTAGTAGCTGACGTATATTTAAACTTAGGGTTAAGAATTGACTTTTCATTCATAGCTCGAAACTAACAACCATAAAACAAACAGGATGCTAATTATAGCCATTTGATGCTCGTCTAACCATTTAATCATTCTGCATTCTCCATGTCGTTAGCCAGTTCATGTACTTCTCTAGGTGGTAATGTTAATGCTCTGTAAGCCATCATAAGCACTTCACGTTCACTTTCTGATAATTCCCTACGTTCTAACTTATCAACCATTAATCGGAGAACATAAGTCATCTCAGCCATCATCCATTTATCTATCAAAATATTCTCCTTTTAAGTTTGAATTCACGTAAATCTCTCTGGTACTGCGCTTCTGATTCTTGCTCATCTTCTATTTCTTGACGTATATTTACTCTTTCCCAAGCCTCATAACCATCTAGTTCATAGCCAACCATATCTTCTAATTCGCTAGTAAACATAATGTCAGCATTTTGTAGGTCAGGCATTTGTTCGTATTTGCTCATGTCCATTTTGTTCTCCTTCGCAATATTTTAATTACGAAAAATCGTAATACTTACTATAAAGAACATCATCATTTTCGGTAACTTCTTGAACAATAACACCAGAAAACCAAGTGTTATCTTCATTATCTTCTGCTAAACGATAAACACAATCTTCAGCATCTTGAATATTATCAAAAGTTGCTTCAAGCCATGATTCGCCAGATTGATCATTAATAACTTGGAATTTTGTTTTGCCAGCTACGATCATTTTGTTCTCCTTCAGTTGTTAGTTGGTGAGACAGATAGTAGTTCTTTCAGTAAACATCGTCAACAACTATTTATTAATAGAAACACAGAAATCAATAGAAATAATTTATAAGCGTAAACATAAAAAGTGTGTAATTATTTGACTTGGCAATCTTAGGTATTTTTAGATCAACATTGCCAATGGGGGACAAAATGATTAAAAAAATGCTAATTTGGCTGTATTTATCGGTAGCGTTAGGGGTATTTTTTGCTGTAACAATCTTTGGTACAGTAGCAATTTTGCAAACAATCTTTGGATAGGAGACTTAAATGAAAGCATTTCCAATATTAGTTGAAAACCCAGACAAATCTTTTAGCTGCAATCAAGGCATGGACTTACGTGATTACTTTGCAGCTAAGGCTATGCACGCAATGATTGCTTCAGGAAAATTACCTACTGGAATTATGATTGATACAGCAGAAGAAGCATATATTATGGCTGACCACATGATGAAAGCAAGGGGGCAGAAATGATCTACAAAACTTTTAAAGAATGGGCTGCTGGACTGTGGCTTGAGGACGGTGAGCCTAGAAAACAAGCGTACACCAGTGACGAATTACTTTTAATAGAGATGGGTTGGAACTACGGTAAAGAAGCTGGCGCAGAAGCAGAGCGTGAGCGAATAGCAAAACAATTTGATTCAGGTGTAGTTAATGTACGAGCAAGGGGGGGTAAATGAGAGATCCAATATGGTTCAAAGAGTTCGAGCGTGAATATAACGAGCGTGAAGATCGTTTAGACGAGATACGTGAAAAGACTAGAGAATTCAAAGAGCAGCTAGAGAAAACTAATTCGCTATGGCGTAAACGTAAAGTTCTGGAGAAAGATAATGGGTGATATCTTTCAGGAGATTCCTAAAGAAACTACTAGGAAGTACCAGATTTGCGTGAATTTCCTCAAGAATTACCCGTTAAATTCGGAGCAGTACGCTGAACATTACGGAATGATGAACTTTAAGAACTTAGCGTTAATGCGCTGCGAGTTTGACGATATGTGTGAGGAGGGCTTGCTTAAAAAATACAATGGCAGCTATAGTCCTAGTCCACGTCTGAAGAACTCGTTAAAACTGGATGATATTGAGTACGTAAAGCCTCGTGAACCTAAGCCATTTACACCATTATCGTCTAAGTATTTCTTGCCGAAGGTGTCACCAAGAGGTCAACAATTAAGAGAGTTCTGCCATATAGGGTTAAGCAATGGAGCAAAAGAAGAAGAAAGAAGAAACGATTTATCAGTTCTCAACGAAGTTATGTCCGAGCTGCAAACGTAGCAGGTCATTAATTCAGTTTAAAAGTAGTGATATTTGCAAGACTTGCAGAATAAGACAGAAAACGGTATAGTAGGTATGTGCTTGACGGCGCATTTAACGAGTAAGCCTTAGATGGGACTCTGCTGGTTACTCACCAGTCCGTCAACACTAGAAATAGTGAGAGTCTCACCTAGGGCTTTTTTTATTGGGAAAAGCATGAGTAATGATTATTTTGCGTCATATCAAAATCCATTATGGCAAAAGAAAAGACTAGAAAATTTACAATTGGCTAATTATCAATGTATAAATTGTGGTGAAAAAGACAGCCAACTTCATGTTCATCACAAACAATATTTCAAAGGTAGAAATCCTTGGGAATATGAAAATAATCAATTAGAAGTTTTATGCGAAAGCTGTCATAAAGAAGCTCATAAAGTAATTGATGCAATAAAAATGATGATAAGTTATTCAGACAATACACAAATATTCAATTTGTTATGTGGATTTTTAGATCAAGAAACGAAAAATAAATCATATGATATTGATGATTTTATATTTAAATATGATCGACGAATCGTAAATAACGGAATAATTGCTGCACTCATGGATTATGTTCATCCAAAATATCAACTACAAATAGCCGATTTTATTATTAGTTTGTCTGATATTGAGGAAGAAGCAACAGACTTTTTTAGAAAAAGATATGAAGATGCTGGGGATTATGATGAGTAAATTACTTATTGACGAGCCTCCGCTACAAGTTCTTCCATCATTGGCTGTTCGGATTGGATTGTGCGAGGCAATGCTTGTACAGCAGATTCATTATTGGACTCAGCGATCAAGACCGTTAGATGATGGGTATTGCTGGGTTTACAACACTGTTAGGGAATGGAAGAAACAATTTCCTTTTTGGTCTGAAAATACGTTAGCTCGTCACCTTCAAAACTTACGTGAAAGTGGAGTATTAATTGCAGAGCAAAAATCACGTAATTCCTTTGATAAAACAATGTATTACAGAATTAATTACGAAAAATTAGACCTTGCATCGATACCACCAAAATGGGGTAATCGGAAACCCCAAAATGGTGACATCTCTAATAATACAGAGACTACCAGAGACTACTTCAATGAACTTTGGTTAGCGTATCCAAAAAAGATGGCTAAAGAGGATGCTTTGATAGCTTGGAGGAAAGTAAAGTTAGATGATGATTTATTTGAAAAAATGCTAACTGCTATTAAAGTTCAAAGGCTAGATGAAATGGAAAAGCGTTATATACCTAATTTATCTACTTGGCTTAATGGAAAAAGATGGGAAGATGAGCCAGTAACAAAAAAACCTACATTTGACGGCAGACTGCGAGGTGCAAAATGAGTGTAGATACATTGCTACAACGTCTAACGAAAGTTAATGGCGGTAAAGGTAGGTGGACTGCTTGCTGTCCTAGCCATGAAGATCGCAGCCCTTCCTTAGCGATAAGAGAAACAGAAGATGGTCGAATCTTATTGAAATGTTTTGGTGGTTGCTCAGTACAGGAAATAGTCGGTTCTATCGGTATGGACATAGGTGAGTTATTTCCACCTGATGATAAGTTATCTCATCACAAGCCTAAAGTTAAAAATGCTTTTTACGCAACAGACTTACTTAGGGTTATTGAGTTCGAGTCCGTACTGGTATCTGTGGCTGCAAGTAATGTAGCCAACGGAGTTAAATTAACTGATAATGACAGATTACGTTTAAGACAAGCACAAGAACGGATCATTGAAGCAGCGAGGCATATAAGATGACTACAAACTTTGAATTAGTAGCAGTACAACTAGACGATGAGCGTAAAGCACGATTAGTTAAGTCACAGGATATTGATGTAGAAAAGTATCTAAAGAATAACGATGTAGGACAGAAG